CTCTACGAGTTTTAGCTGAATTTTCTATTGCCGTTGGATTGTGTCCCCAATTGTTATGGACTCTGGAATAATGTCCTTTTGACCATTCATTTTTAACAGTATCCCCACATCCACATTTACAATATTTTTTCATATCCACTTAAAGTAATACTTTAATCAAAATTGGAGTATAGCGTAATCGTAACGCAATGTTAATTCGATATCTACTGGATCTGTACCATTTGCAAAATCTACATCATTGAAGTTAACATCCTGTGCCCACGCACCTTTTAATGTCCATTCTTCAACAATATCTCCTACTGGACCCAATAAATTAAATGTAATATCTTTTTTATAAAAATCTGAGTATCCATCACGACCTGTTACTGATTCGTGGGATAATCTCACCCATTCCATACATGCTTGTGCTGCTGATGGTACAATAGGGTCATATAATGTAAGTGCTAATGGTTGCCACTCACCTTTACCTTTAATGTATCTCTTTACATTAATATGGTCTAATACTATTTCTTCAAATGTTATTTGAGGTCTTGCTGCAGTTTTTATTAAATATGCGGGTAGACCTTCAATATACATGACATACCGGTTTTTAGTTTTTGGTTCAAACGGTGTGAACATTATTTCTGAAGGATCAATTAACTCTGGCATTTCCAATTCTCCTATTGTTAAATTCTGTACGGTTTTTGTACTTCAAGTATAAATATCAAACTAATTAAAAAAAATGAATTTCTATATATGTCAATTTGTAGAAGTTTTTTAGAAGTTTTATAGGGCAATAAAAAACCCCATAATTAAATGAGGTTTCTTATTTCGTTTTACGAATTAGTCTGGGAACGATGCTCCTGTGGGTAATACCACGAAGTCAAGAACAATAAATTCCGCTGTTCTCGTAGGTTGGATAAATATCTGTCCTACAAGACGGTTTCTATCAACAACATCAGGTGTGTTATTGCTATCGTCCATCACTACTCTAAATGCGTTCAAACCACTATTGGCCTGGACACTTTCAAGGTAAGGATTGACAATATTCAAGAAACGATTCCTCGTTGCTGTTGTGTTCTGTTCGAATACTAAATATCTTGAAGATGACGCAATGAATTTCTTCAATGCAATCAACAATCTACGAACATTGATTCTATCAAGTGCTGAAGGTTTAGACTGAAGTGTTTTCTGTCCAAATACCGTTACACCTTGACCTGGGAATGTTGCAATTGGATTAACTCTATTTTCATACAGTTTATCTCTCTCAGCGTGAGTTAATCGTGTTTTAGCTTCTAAAACAGAAGTTAAACCACCACGATTTAAACCAGCTGGTGCAAACCATTCGTGTGCTATCTTATCTGTAAAGGATATTACACCTGGTAGAACAACTGAAGGTGGCACCCAAACTGGTAATTGTGTTTCAGAATCAACTACTTTAACCCAAGGAAAATATGTCCCTGCGTAGTTGGTATCTAATGCACTTATACCGTTGGTTGCGTTATCAATTGTATCACTCCATGCAAATCCATCCAATACATAAAAAGCATCACCACGAGCTTCAATTTTTGAAATTGCGTGGTTGGTCACTGCACTATGTACAATTGAACCACCTTTACTATGAAGTACACCTGGGATAGCCAATAAATTAATATCGAACTCATCAGGATTACTTATAGCATTGATTGCTCGTTTGTATGCTACAGAACCACTTGCTGCTGCGGATGATAAATCAAATCCTTGTGTGTTTGTACCAGAAATATCATTTCCAGTAGCTTTAATCACAGTTGGATCATCACCATCAAATCCCCATTGTAGAGGCATTACAAATTTCCTCTGTGCAATGTCTGAATTTGCTAATGTTATTGCTGTTGAACTATTTGCTGCCGTAGAAACATTTAAGTCTCCTGCTGCGTTATCATCACCATTCATATTTGCTAATGAAAATACACTATTTGAACCTGTAGTAGCGTTATAAGGAATAGGAGCTAAATACTCTCTATTATCCTTTAACTTATAATCAAATCCATAAAATACGTTTTGGTCAAAATCACCAACACCATTTTTCTGTTCTGATTTAAATGTTATTGTAGGTACATTAGCACCTAATACTGGATTATTCACTGCTTCAAATCCAAAAGGTACTACATTTTTAGCTAAGTTTCTAAGATCTGCATAATCACCAATACGAATCCATTTAGATTGATTTGGCCAATCACCTTTATAGGTTAATTTACCATTTGAATCAATTTCAACAAATCTATCACCAATTTTTCTTGCGAAATAGTTGTTTGAAGTTCTATCAAAATTACAATTATCAAACTGTTCAAGAACTATATTATCATCTGCTTGTGCTGGGTTATTTTTTCTTACCTGTACAGAGAATTCACCATAATCCGAACCAGGAATTGAACCAGCCGCTTTAATATTCAATACACATACTTTAAATTCTTCATTCACACTTGTTCCGTGAGATAATGAATAAATTCTAAATAAGTTATTGTATGAACGAGTTGCTGTTGCTCCTTGGTCAATTACGATTGGTGTTCTTGCCACAGAATAATCACTATTACCTGTCCAAGTTGCTGCTACACCAGTTGCTCCATATTGTGCTGAATATCCAGTTCCACTTTGAAAATCCTGTCCAGCCGAACCACTTGCACTATTTGCTACTGATAATTCAGTCCAAGACTGATGATTATTGTGTGCAGTTTCTTTAAATACTTTGTATAGGTATACTTTTGATGTATTGTTCATTGGATCAGAACTAATCACTTTATCAATAAACAAATCACTTGATGTTGCAAACGATGCACTTATTGTTTCATGAAATGTTCCAGCTGTATTAGTAGAACCACTTATGTGGATTACAAAATCACCAGCTGTAACTGAAACAGTTGAACCACTTTGTTCTACACCACTTCTCATTACTCGTGTTCCATCAATTCCAAGTGCCCCAGCACCACGTGATGGTGCTAAAACTGCTATTAAATCTTCGTTGGATGAACCACTTGCAACTATATTAACATAATCTGTCTTATATCCACCAATACCAAGAACTCTAACTATTGTTACAGAACTGGCACTTTTAAGATATTCTTGTACTGTATAGGGAACATAATAATCTTCGCTCACTTTACCAAAAGTATTTTCAAATTCTGAAAAATTACTAAGTATGGTTGGTGTGAATGCTGGGCCCTTTTGAGTTGGCCCTATTATTGCTGCCCCAATATCAGAAATACCTTGTGGTAGAAAAGACAAGTCCCGTTCTTCTGTGAAGACTCCAGGACTTACTATTCTTTCCGCCATTATTTTTCTCCCAATTTATGAGGTTGTTTTAATACAAATTAAAGTTATATATAAATATAAGCCAAATTTCTCAAACATTAGTTTTGAGGAGTAAATTTACCAGTTTCTACATCAAGATTACCAATTCCGTACTTATCTGTCATCTTTTTTACAATTCCTTGTTCAGATTCTCTAGCTTCATCATATGCAACATGCAATTTTTGTTCATTAGATTCTATATTATCCAATTCCTTATTTAATTGACTACGTTGTAAAGCAATCTGTCCAAGTTGTAAAGCTATACCTTGGTATTTTTCTTGTAAAGATTTAATCTCTTTGATCTCTTCTTCAGGTACTACTACTTCTGATTTTTTCGTTTCGTCTGCCACGTTAAAACCTCCATTTTTGTTGTTATAAATGTATCTAACTATAAGTATCTAATTAGATTTCAAATCATCAATTTCTTTTTTCAATTCTTTAATAGATTCTATCAGAACGGGGACTAATTTATTATAATCCACCGATTTAAATTTTCCTCTACCATGTAAACCTTCGTGTTCTTTCACAAGTTCAGGAATAACTGCTTCTACTTCTTGTGCTAACACTCCAACATCGTGTCCCATATCTTCTCGTTTCCAATCATACTCAACACCACGAAGTTTCATCACATCAGATAAACCATATTTCATATCTGTGATATTCTCTTTCAAATTCATATCAGATGCGACGGTTGAAGAATATGCAACAACGTCAGCGTCTGCGTGAAATGTTCCACCCGCTGTAAATCTAAATTCTTCTACATTTGATAAATACACTTTAATATTATCATCTGTACCAAAATCAATCCAATCACCACTAGCATCTCTACCAACTTTAAGTCCAGTATTATATATTGAAGTAATAGTTGTTTGTGCTGCTGTTACTGCAACATCATTAGCATTTGCTGTAATTCCATCTCCACCAATTACATTTATCACTCCACTTGTGGCAGTCGTTCCTGCTCCTGCCAATTCAGTTGCTACATCATCATGTACCATACCAGTTTGAACTGCATTTGCTTGTATTGTTCCAGCTGCTGTAACATTACCACTTCCATCAAAACTTGGTGAAGTCCATGCAACATCACCAGTCATTGCTATTGTTCTACCAGTAGCCAAAGCAGTTGCTGTAGACGAATTTCCTGTTAATTCACCTGCCAACGCAGTTGATGTAATGGATGTTGCTCCTGTTACCACACCAGCGTCTATACTAATTGTTCCGTCTAATAAAATTGCCGAACCTGCTGCTGGTTCGATGTTAATTGCTGCTCCAGAATCTAATGTTATTAATCCTGCTGAAGCAATCTCAGCAGTACCATCGATTGTAAATAAAAGATTTGCTGCTGCGGCTGCTGTATCAACCGTAGTAAAAGTCAAAGCACCATTGGTAGATGCTGCTATAGTGGCCGTATCATCTGTTGATGGTGTCATCACAATTGAATCATCTGTAATAACCGTTGTACCGATTGTAAAATCTGTTGTTGCGTCAATTGTAGTACCCACAATAGTACCTGCAGCTACTGCACCTATTGCAGTAAAATCACCTGCGGCTTGAGTTGCTGCCCCAATTACTGTATTATCAATAGTTCCACCATCAATATCAGGTGTATTAATATCAGGACTTGTTAAAGTTTTGTTTGTAAGTGTGTCGGTTGAACTAATAGTTACTAAATTAACTTCTGCATCTTTCAATCCACCAATCCATCTATCTTCACTTACATCCCAGAGTAATGAACCTGTTTCTGTTGTATCGGCATCATTTATATAAAGTCCACCATCTCCTGCTGCTGAACCAGCATTTAATGTAACTATTCTATCTCCAATATCTAAATTTGAACTTGAAACATATGTTAAATCTCCTCGTACTTCCATACCACCAGTTACAATAATTCCTGTAAATGATCCAGATGCTGGTGTTGCTGCACCAATAACTGTTCCATCAATATTTCCACCATTAATATCAACTGTAGTAAGTGTAGAAGTTCCTGTAGCAGTAATTGCGTCTATATGACCTGTATCAATATGAGCTTCTGCAAATTGTAACGCAGAAGTTCCTAAATCTCTTGCACTATTTGTAGATGGTACTATGTCCGAATCGAATCGACCCGTTGCTGTAATTGTATCACCCGTAGCGTCTCCTAAATCAACATTTCCAGTTGCTACTAAAGTTGTAAAAGTACCAGCTGCTGGAGTATTACCACCTACAACTCCATCTGATGTTCCAACAAATGCTGTCGATGTAATAGATGTTGCTCCTGTTACTACACCCGCGTCTATACTGATTGTACCATCCAATAGAATTGCTGAACCTGCTGCTGGTTCGATGTTAATTGCTGCTCCAGAATCTAATGTTATTAATCCTGCTGAAGCAATTTCAGCCGTGCCATCTACTGTAAATAAAAGATTTGCTGCTGCGGCTGCTGTATCAACTGTAGTTATAGTCAGAGCACCATTAGTAGATGCTGCTATAGTGGCCGTATCACCACTTGTTGGAGTCATCACAATCGAGTCGTCTGTAATAACCGTTGAACCTATTGTAAAATCTGTTGTTGCGTCAATTGTTGTACCTGTAATTGCACGAGCCGTGTCAGCACCAAGTATACCATCAACATTAGTACCAATTAAATCGGTAGAAGTAATTGATGTTGCTCCTGTTACTACTCCTGCATCTACACTAATTGTTCCGTCTAATAAAATTGCTGAACCTGCTGCTGGTTCAAGGTTAATTGCTCCACCCGAATCTAATGTTACGGTAGTACCAATTGCTTCAAACGTTCCGTCAGCGGTAATTGTTATGTTTGCTGCTGCGGCTGCATCATCTACTGTAGTAATAGCCAATGCACCATTGGTAGCTCCACTAAAAGTAATCGTATCACTTGTTGATGGTGTCATCACAATTGAGTCGTCTGTAATAACCGTTGAACCTATTGTAAAATCTGTTGTGGCGTCTATTGTAGTACCAACTATTGCGGCAAATGTACCAGCTACTGCTGATGCTGCACCAATAGTAGTTCCATCAATACTTCCACCATTAATATCTACTGTAGTAACTATTCCTAAATCTGCAACTGTTCTACCTGCGTTTGTCCAGTTATTACTAAATGACAAACTTGAACCATCGTCTGCACTAATTGTATCGAGTGCTATATCACCCACATTAGTAATGTTTCCATCACTAAAAGATGTGGCGGTTGTAGAAGCAATTACAAGAGTTCCATCATCTGTAATTGTGTTATCAGTAATGACAGTTCCACCGATTGTAAAATCAGCTGTGGCATCTATTGTTGTACCTTTAATTGTCGTATGTGAAGAAGCTCCAATAGTAGCCCCATCAACTGTTCCACCATTAATATCTGCTGTAGTGATACTACCTAAATCTGCTACCGTATTTCCAGCGTTTGTCCAATTACCTTGAATATTATCAAGTTCTATTCGTGATGCACTTACTGAATTTACTGCAATGTGTGCAAATGAACCACTTGATGTGGCTGAACCACTAATAGTTGTTGCGTTAATTGTTAATATATCCGCTCCATCGTCTGTAATAACTACATCTCCACCATCAACATCTATCGCCAAATCTCCAGCGAGATCCATAGTTAAATTAGCATCATTTGTAATCGTATCTGCTGTAAGTACCAAACCATCAATTGTAAAATCAGTTGTAGCGTCAATAGTCGTACCTTTAATTGTAGTAGCTGATGCTGCTCCAATTGCAGTTCCGTCAATTGCTCCACTATCAATATCTACATTTGTAGAATTAAAGTTGCCGTGGTCTAAATTAGCTCCTAATGCATCTGCATTCAAAGTATCTATATATGCCACACCATCTATGTATAAATCTTTCCATTGTGTACCAGATGCACCCAAGTCATCGGCATCATCACTTCCAGGTAAAACATTATTTCCACCTGGGTCTAATATAATATCTGCGGCTGCTATAATTTTTAAATCTGTATCTACATCAACATAATCAGCTGCACTATCTATTTCTAATCTTGGAACTCTTAAATTACCACCTGATTGTACTAATACATCTGATGTTTCAGTTAATGTTATTCCACCGTTAGCCCAATTTATAACACCTGCTGCACCTAAATGTAAATCGTTCCATCCTTTAGTAGCACTACCTAAATCGTATGTAGCATTTGCATTTGGAGTTAAATTTGAAGTAATATCTGCACCAATACTAATAGAATCTGTATCTGCATCTCCAAGTGTTAAATCTCCACCTATAAAAGCATCTCCCACAATATGTAGTTTAGAACCACTAAGTACTGAACCACTTAAGTCCGATACTAAACTTCCACTTGCAAACGTTATTCCATCTGGAGTTGCAGTCATTGTTTGTACTGTATTTCCAGTTTTATCCATAAAATGAATAGAGCTAGTAGATACATATAATTCTTTCCAGGGTCTACCCGCATTTCCTAAAGTATAGGTGTCAGAATCTCCTGGTATAAAATGAAAACTTGCCGTTGCAGTATTTATAGACTGCGACATCACTAACATTGCGTCCGTTGATTCTACAAGTATTCCTTTTGGGTGATGTAAATCACTCGTGATTAAACTACTATGTTTTTTTGCCATTTCTTATTCCCTTTAAGATGCTCCAGTTATTACTACTTCATTATTTTGGGTGGTAATTTGTTCAAAATCCATTATAGTTGATGTCTCTTCTGTTACTACCATATTTGCTAATACATCAAATGTTACAAGTTCCGAACCTGCTTGTTTAACAGTAGTTGCATCTAATGAACCAGTAAATTCATGTTTACTACCTGAAAAATTTGTAGATCCTGTTACTTCAAAGCCACCCCCATCAATTTTGATTTTATTACCAAATCTATCAAATCCTAAATATGAAGTAAGTGACATATTATACTATTTCCAAAATACTACAAAATGCCTGTAGTGTAGATGCTGCATCAGCCGTAGCCTTTAAAACATCGGCTGTTTCTAAATTTATTGGTTTATCCAATACTACCGTTGTACCATTTGGTACTGCTAAATTCTTTGCTATATAAAAATCACTCCCTGCACTGGAATCCGTTACAAAAATATCGACTAGCCCAGCATTTGATGCGTGTATATTTGAAATATATACTGCGTGAACTACTGCCGTTGTCGAACTTGGTGTTGTATAAATTGTTGTTGCACTATCTGTAATTGCAACTCCCTTATTTTTAAATGTATTAGCCATTCATTATCCTCCGAAAACTATTCCAAAAACTACCGCATTTACATCTGTTACATTTGTTAGTCCTGTACCATCACCACTTAAATTAGTTGCCTCTACTTTACCAAACGAACCAGTTGAAGTTGATGAACCACTTATGTTTCCAGATGCCTGTATAATTCCTGTTACATCTACACCAGTATTTGTAGTTTCAAGTTTTGTACTATTATTATAATTTAAATCTACTGAATTTGCTGAGTTTAAAACCAACATAGTTTTAGAACCAGCTGCATTCTGGAATGTCTGTGTTCCACCCAAATAATTTAGGTTTCCAGTTCCATTATCTTTTATGTAACTATTACTACCATCGTGGTATAGTTGTAAATCATTTTCATCACCAATATTTAAAACTGCATCATCTGCAAGTTTTACGCCACCACTTCCTGTAATTTGATTTAAATGGGCTGAACTGCCCGATACTATGACTTTTTTCCAGTTTGGCATTTAAGTTATTCTCCTATTGCGGTTGGTTACTCTTTCGAGCCCACTTCCCATCCTCTACCATAAAGATGGGCCAACATTATAATACAAGTTATTCTCCTAAACCTTCTAAGTGTTTCTTCATTAACTTGTATTCTTCTTGTAACTTTCTTGTTACGTGTAATACGTTCTGAACCTCTGATATCTTATGTCCAGCGTTTGCTACTATTTCTAATAAAAATTCTATTTCTTGGAAAGACATTGGGTGTACATATGCCTTACCCTCTAATACTTTAATACCACCTTTTACAGTAAGTCCCATTTGTAACCTCTTATTTAATTAAGACCAAATCCAAATATCCCCTGCTACTGTCCTCGAACCGGCGTGGTCTGATGTTTGTACATAAATCATTCCTCGTCTTGTAGCTGCATCAGTACCGAAATCACTTGGATTTTGTGTTGCTCCACCTTCCCAATCATCTGGGGGTGCTGCCGATTGTGAAACCGACACTAAATATTGTCGTGGTGTTGCTGTAGTTGCACTTCCTGAAGTATCATCAGCTGCTGTTAATGCCCATCTTGATGCACTATCGTCATAGAAAAATGCTGAACCAATACCACCTGCTCCTGTGTTAGCAATAAGTCCAGAATCTCCACTCGTTGAACCACTTGCCACTATTATAAATCTGTCTGCAACTCTTAAATTAGTTGAATCTATTGTAGTCAATGTGCCATTCACATCCAAACTACCATTTACCGTTACATCACCAGTAGTTGTAATTGAATCTATATATGCATTTGCCCAATATAGTCCTGTTGTTCCTAAATCTCTTGCACTATCTGTAGATGGTACAAGTGCGGAATCAAATCGACCCGTTGCTGTAATTGTATCACCCGTAGCGTCTCCTAATTCAACATCTCCTGTTG